GTTCATGTGTCACCATGCTGCAAACTGTTTGATCACGGGAAACAATGTTCTCTATATCACTTGTGAGATGGCAGAGGAGCGGATCGCAGAGCGTATTGATGCTAACCTCATGGACATCACGATGGATGACTTGAAGAAGTTGCCCAAGGACATCTACACGCGCAAGATGCAGCGTATCATGTCCTCTACTTCATCCAAATTGATCATCAAGGAGTATCCGACCGCTACTGCAAACGCGATGCACTTTGAAGCACTCTTGGATGAATTGCGACTGAAGAAGAACTTCAAGCCTGATGTGGTGTTCATTGATTACCTGAACATCTGTGCCTCTAGTCGCTTCAAGGCAAACTCCAATGTCAACTCCTACACCTATGTCAAGGCGATTGCAGAGGAACTTCGTGGCATGGCGGTGAAGTATGATGTTCCAATCTTTACGGCTACACAGACAAACCGTGAAGGCTTTGCCAACAGCGATGTGGAATTGACAAATACAAGTGAGTCATTTGGTCTTCCTGCCACCGCAGACTTCATGGTTGCTCTGATCTCCACCGAGGAATTGGAGGAACTTGGACAACTCATGGTCAAGCAATTGAAGAATCGCTACGGCGACCCGTCCGCATATCGCCGTTTCGTGATCGGCGTTGACCGCAGCAAGATGAAGTTGTTTGACTTGGATGCCGCTGCACAGAAGGGCATTTCTAAAATGGGTGAGAAGGAAGATGATGATGAGGTTGAGATGCCCGAAGGCGGCGGTGGATTTAAGACTTTCCGTCAGCGTAGGGATGAAAAATTTTCCAAGAGAAACTTTGACAACTGGTCTTGACAGCAGCCAATATACAAGGTAAGATTACGCACTATGACATATCGCTTGCACATTGACATTCCGATTGATGCGTGTTCTGTTGCAGAGGCGCAGGAGAAGGTACGGCTGATTCTGTCCGAACTCTCAATCCGAGAGGGAATGCCGATGTCCCGTACCCTTGCAGAGGAAATCAACTTTAGATTGGGACATGATGATGATCGACAGCGTTCAAATTATATGGAGATCGATTCTAGGGGGCATTGCTCAAGCAAGAAGTCAACGATCAGGGTCGCCTGATTATCGTTGTCCGACTTGCAAAGAGTGTGGCTGTGCTACAATTCGTTCCCGTAGAGATCATGTCTTTCAAATGGGAAGCAACGAAGAAGTAAGAACAGAACCCTTGGTCATGGCTAGAGTTGTCTACAATATCCCTGTATTTCAATGCACCAATCAGAAGTGCGGTCTATACTACATGGATCCCGAGGGAGAGAAGCAGTTTGAAACTTTAGAGAAGGCTTTGAAGAAGGAAATTAAGACCCGAAGACGGGTCTAACAAATGGGACGAGGGGGTCTTTGGTTGGCCCAGGAGAGTTTATACCTCTCTGGAACAGGTTCGATTCCTGATCGTCCTACTCACAACTACATACAACAACCCTTTTAGGAGAGATTACTATGCTGATTCCAAGTCCAAATTTCATTATCGTTGAGACAACCCAAGAAGTTTTCAATTCTCAGGTTCAAGGCAATCCACAAGATTCCGGTTTGTTGTCCCGCAGCCTTCCTGTTTTGGTCGGCAAGGTCTATGCCATCGGGGACACGCAGTTCTCTGATAGTCCCGTCATGGGCGATGGTCGCTCATTCTCATGGGCGCGTAAGCCCGAAGAATTTCCTCTGGCTAATGGAGAGGAAGTGGTCTGTCAGTATTGGGAACACGCCACACAGCACGAAGATAAGTATCTGTTCATTGTGGCAAAGGGCAGCATCCTTGGTGTGTACCGCAATCGTGAGACAGTTGAGGCTACCCTTTTTGATAATGCACAGCCTGAACTTGAACTGGCAAACTAAATACAACAACCCTAGTCAAACTTACCCCGCAGGAGATAGCATCTCCCGCCCGACAACCCCCTGAAATACGGGGGTTGTTTCTTATTATTGAGTATGCCTGTAGGCTAAATACGGTGATGATAGCCAATTTTTCAAGTCTGATGTATGCTCCCTCCTGCCCTCTTAATGAGGCTGTGGAGACACAACATCTTGAGCATATTGAAGACTTGATGTTCAAGGATTTGGACAATGGCATCAATAGTTCCATGACTTTGATGACTAATATCACCAAGTCCTTGGCTAGTAAGACCCCTACCGCCAAGATGGTCATTACCACCAAATGGGATGGCGCACCCGCTATCGTTGCGGGAAAGCATCCCTCAAACGGCAAGTTCTTTGTTGCCCTGAAGCACGCAACCACCTCCAAGAATCCAAAGATAAACTTCACGCTTAAGGACATCAAAACCAATCACGGGGATAATGCCGATCTAGTGAACAAACTGACTCTTTGCTTGGAGAATCTTCCTGCGGTACTTCCTTCTACCGGAGTCTATCAGGGCGATCTAATGTTTAGTCCAACATCCCGTAAAGAGATGGAAGTTGACGGCGTAAAGAACTATGTGTTCCGTCCTAACACTATTCTTTATGCAGTCCCCGTAGATTCACCATTAGGCAAGAAGATCGGTGCTGCCAAGTTGGGAATCGTGTTCCATACGGTGTATACAGGGAAGTCGGATACGCTGCAAGGAATGAACAAGGGAACGCTTGCCAATCTAGACGGTTTCAAGCAGACAACGAATGTATGGTTCTCTGCTGCCACCCTGCCTTCTCCACCAACAGGCAAGACATTCATCACAACTGGTGACTCCGAACAGATAATAGCCCTACTCAAGTTAATGAAGCCATTGGCTCCCAAGGTCAAGACATTCTTGAAGATAGTGGTCAAGGCACACAAGACTGATATCTTTGATGAACTCATGCCATTCATCAATTCAGGTGTCAGAGCAGGCATTTCAAAATACGATTCTTCAAGATTGAAAACACACATTGCCTCCAAGTATGATTTGGCAATTTCAAAACTCAAGCAACCAAAGAACCAAGCAGCAAAGCAGAAAGCGAAGATGGACGCAATCAAGTTCATTGATGCTTATGCTGCACAATTTGATCAAATGTTCCAACTACACTCGCTCATCAGCGAGGCAAAACTAATCGTCATCAAGCGGCTTTCTGAAGTCAAGACGATTGGAACTTACCTACCTACAACTAAAGGTATCAAGGCTACGAACCCCGAAGGTTTTGTTGCTGTTTGTGGTGATACCTGTCAGATGATCAAGTTGGTAGATCGTATTGAGTTCGCACGGGCAAACTTTAACCTAGCCAAGGATTGGAAGTTATGAAGACCTTTTCAGAAGCAACGAAGAACGCCAAGCCGAAAAAGAAGTCGGTAGTCTTTGCATTTGGTCGCATGAACCCACCTACAACAGGTCACGGTGTTCTTGTAAAGAAGGTCATGGATGAAGCAGGGTCGCGCAGCGCAGACCACTTCATCTTTGTTTCCAAGTCCCAAGACGCAAAGAAGAACCCACTCACACACGCGCAGAAGGTTTCCTACCTACGCAAGTTGTTCCCACAGGGCAACTTCCCGTTGAACAAGGCAGCGAATCCATACGAGGCTGTTCTCTATCTGTGCGAACTAGGCTATACCGATATCACCATGATTGCAGGGAGCGATCAGGTTGACAATTTCAAGGGCATCGCTGCCTACAAGGGTAAGGTCGCAGAGAAGGATCCAAAGAAGCGCAAGTACTCGTTTGATTCTTTCCGTGTCGTACAAGCAGGAGAAGAGCGTGTAGAGAAAGTCAGCCTAGCCGATATTGACAAGATGTTGAAGAAGGGCAAGGCAGTTGATCCAATGTATATGTCTGCATCGCTCATGCGGGCTGCTGCATTTGCCAAGCGGTTTGACATCTTCTCTATCGGCATTCCTGGTAACAAGACTCTTGCCAAGCAACTCTACAACGATGTTCGTAAAGGCATGGCACTCAACGAAGAGTATATCCCCGAGGCTGCCGATGATCCAAAGGACAAGGTTACGATCCTTGCACTCACATCGTCCGACAAGGACTTGAGCGATACAATTGAGAAGATGCAGGAAATCTGCAAGCGGCGTAAGATTGAGTTCTATGCCCTCAAGACATCCAAGGCACAAATTGATCTTTCAAATGTCGCTTCCAAGAAGGTCGTCATCAAGAACTATGATGGCGAAGGCAAGGATGCAACAATTGTACCAGGCAACACCGTTGCAATCGTTCGTGGCGGCGTGATGAACACCGATATCGGCGTTGCTATTATGACCATCTTGCAGAACAATGGCGTGTTTATGATCAACGAGCGTGGTGGCATGGAACTATGTGCCAACAAATTGGAGACTGCAATTGCTCTCAAGAAGCACGGTCTCCCGCACCCGCGCACGGCATTTGTTGCCAATGAAGAGAACATTGAAACCGCAGTCAAGGAAATTGGCGGCAAGTTCCCTGTTATCGTCAAGACTCTTACAGGCGCAGAAGGTATCGGCGTTTCCAAGATTGAAAGCATGGAAAGCCTAAAGTCTGTACTCCAAACCCTGTGGAAGTACGGTGCTGAAATTATCATGCAGGAATTCCTGCCCGACTTCAAGAACGATGTTCGTAGCATCTGCCTTAATGGCAAAATCTTTGCCTGTGCCAAGCGTGACAAGGCTCCCAAGGATTTCCGTACCAATATTGCTCGTGGATCCAAGGGTGGCTCATTCCAACTTTCGGAAGAGGAAATTAAGTTGGTAGAAGAGGCTGCACGGGTCAGCAAATGCTATTATGTCGGCATTGACCATGTGATCAATGATGGTAAACCCTACATTATTGAAATGAATGCAAGTCCAGGTAGCGGAAATATCTATTATCGCTACTATGAAGAGGGTGAGGGTAAGGACAATGTAAAGGGCGAGGAATTGGTTGAAGATTTTGTCAACTACATTCTAGACAAGACACATTGGAAGTTGTTCTCCAATCTTGCCGTGCGAGAAAAGATCAAGATTGAGGGTGTGGAATACACCGCCAAAGTTGATACCGGCAACAGCGGCTACAATATGATTCATGCTGATGACATCAAGGATAACGGTAACCATACCGTGTCGTTTACTCTGCCCAACGGCAAGAAAGTCACAAAGAAGATTGTTAGTCGCTTGGTGGTAAAGAGCGGAATAGGTCAAAAGAAGCGCATGGTCGTTTTGATGGATGTGGAATTCCACGGGAAGAAATATCCCAACATCAAATTTAGCATCGGTGATCGGGCGCACATGAGCAGCAAGGTTCTTCTTGGTTTGCAATTTCTGAGCAAGACTGGAATGATTGTAGATCCCGCGCAAGCCATCTATCCACAGAATCAGACAGATGGTGCAAAAAATGTTGGGGGTGATGAGGAAGAAGAAAAGGAAGTCAAGGAAGTATTCAAGACCGAGAAAAAGTCAAAGTACACTCAACTCTTTGCCAAGAAGTTTGGCAGCAAGAAGGAACAGGTTTCCGAAATGGTCAATACTCTCATGGGTATTGAGGCTTCGGACATGAACATGGCAGAGAAGATTGAGAAGGCTCGTATGTTGCAAGCCAAGACTTCATTGACGGAACTCAAGGAAACCTGCAACATCTACATTGAAGCCATGAAGGCAGAGATGTATGAGCCGTATTCAAATATTCAAACTACTTTAGATGAAGACTTTGAATGGATGTTGATTAATAATGTTCCTGCCGAATCTGCCACTCGCAGATTGCAGGCACAGATCAAAGAGTATCAGTTACAAGGAACCGATGAGATTGTTCATGCCTATTCCAAGATGACACCTGGTCAAAAACACTTCACCGCCGAAGACAAGGACAAGGATCAGCAAGAGAAGGACGAACTTTATAAAAAGTGGAAGAGTCTTGTCAATATGGGACCAAAGGAATTGGAAAGTTTCATTGATTCCGATACAGGCAAGGATGCAGGACTGTCTCGCAAGGAAGCATCCAAGGCAGGAGCCAAGGGTAAGCCAATCAAGTCGGGACGCGATTCAGCCCGTGCCATCGTTCGCATGAAGGGTATGAGTAGAGATGAGTGGACTGCTAATGATTGGGCATGGGCAAGACGGCAAGTAAACTTCATAACTAGAATGAAGGGTGCCGCAGGAAAGATGCGCGAATCGGACGGAACTCCTACACGCAAGTTGATGGCACTCAAGATTTGGGGACACAATCCAGAGAAGTAATATGACAATACCATTCAAAACATTCTCAAAGCATCTCACGGAGAAGGCAGCAGGCAATGTCTCTGTATTTGACGGAGAGGTAGCAGATAAAGGCAGAATCTTTTCCGCAGGAGATCTTGCTTCTTTTGGTGGAGCGGGTTGGGGTGGCTCCAATAGTAATCCCAAAGACAACCCAATGTACAAATATTTTGCTACCAATATTTCAAATGCAAATACACAGACAAAGAACACACTTGGGTTATTAAGAGCAACTCCTGGTTTGATGTCGGATGTATTGGGGGACGGTGAAGGGAGTTCGGATGATGGCGGAAATGAAACAGGGGGCTTGCCCTCTTTTATACTGACTGGCGATGAAGGAGAAGGCGAATTGGATGGGGATACAAGTGGAGGGGATTATTCGGGTATGACCACGGATGCTCTTTACTTTGGCGATCCTGGAGATGATGAAACCAAGAAAAACATTTATCGCGCAGCATTGGCAAAGCAAAAAGATGCACAAGCAAGATGGAAGCAATTAAAGACTTGGGTTACTTCTTTTGGAGTAGATCCTAAAATTCAATCAAAAATTACATCATCTACAACCGTTCTTGGAGTGAATACTCCATCAATTATGAAGAATTTAAAAAAGGGTAAAGAATGAAGTCTTTCAATGAATCTAATAAAGGCTAGTATCAAAATTCGCTAAATACCCTAGCAATTGGACTCTTTCAGACCTTACGAGGCACAAATGAACAACAACAAGATTTCGGCACAACTACAAAATGACATCATGCGAGTTCTCCGTGGCGAGACCACATCGAAGATTGAACTACCAACAGCCATTATGGAAGCCGCCAAGCAGGCTTCTATTGACCTCAATCACGCCTTCCTTGAAGAGGGCTACGGCTCTGTTGAGCGTAAGCGCGAAATCCTACGCCGCAACCTCAACGAGGGACTAAAGAAATGCGGATGCAGTCCAACCGCTGACATGGTTGCCCGCTTCGAAGAAGAGGCTATGAAGCCTGTCGAAGTCAAGAAGAACTAAATAAAAGAGATACCCAAAGGAGACCTCACAAATGGGAGTTTGGAACAACAACGACCGCGAAGAATCAAAGCCTCAATTTCTCAACAAGACTGAGAAGCGTACTGTCGTCCGCACCATTCGTGGATGGGAAATGCCACAGATGGGCAGTCAGTTTGCATATGGATTGACCAATGGAACCTATTATTCTGGTGGGACGGCATTTGCAACAGTTCTAACTGAACTCATTGTTAGTCTACCAAACGATCCATCAATCACAGGCGCAACCTCTTCTAATTATGCCTTCGGATTCACGGGTCAATTGAATGGTCTAACCTTTGGTGCCGATTTCCAAGATCAACCGTACTTTAGCGCACCATTTCTTGGCGATGGTGGTATCACCGGCGTTCCTGGTGCTGCTCAAATTGCCGGATCAACTGGCGTTTCCCACGGATTCTTGACTTATGTTTCTGGATTTGATTCAAATGGCTACGGCATTCCTTGGGGATCTCCTGGCGCAACTCCTGCGGGACTTAACGCTACCGGTCCTGGCGCAAACAGAGGTTATCAATATGGCGTAAATGCTTATGGCGTATCTACTCTTGGCGGCTTGACTGGCGTAACTGCATATATTAAGATTCAAGGACATGACACTAATCTGTCTCAATCTTTGACCATTGGTTTGTCGGGAACTTATAGTGGAATGGCTCTGTATACAGGCAATACGCTTACCGCAGGTACAAACCTTGCAGCAAACCATATTCCTGTTGATGTGTACAAAGTATTCTTTGGTCCAACCGGCGACAAGAATGGTCGCGTATCCTATCGCCAAGACAATATTGCAGTTCTTGTTGTAGGCGGATTGACTGCAACTGGTACTAAGACAGTCAGTCTTACAATCAGAGATAATTCCAATTCGAATGCACCTTTTGGAGGAGTTACTGGTGCAACCGCAGGAACTACTTTTGCTCTTGTATTTGACCGTGCCGCAGGTTTGACTACAGGTGGTGGTACTGCGGGTGATGGAGTAAACGCGCCAACATTTGGTCAGTACTTCTATACAAATACCAGTACCGTCCGCATCTAAAGGAGTCATCATGCGATTCAAAGATTTGAGAAAGAAACTTGCGGAAGGAATGCTGCCAACAGATGTTTATGGTGGCTATGTCGGCGGCACAAAAATTGGTCCTATGGACTCATCGGATAATGCTGTTGATAGCCCCGAAGCAAGCGTTCATCAACTTTCGCAAAAAGAACTTCAACGCTTGAATACCTTTGTAGGTGCAGTAGAAGCCAAGTGCTATATTGATCCCAATACTGCGATCAATCAGATGAAGCAAAAGTTGTTCTCGCAAGGAATCTCTTTTGACTTCAATCAGGAAGCCATGCTTGAAGATGGAGTCCATGAATTCCCACTCAAGCAGTTCGGTGGGCGCGAAGGTATGGATGGGACTTCGTACACTCCCATTAAGGATGATGGCATCAGCCACCGCCTTGGTCATGGTCTAAACTTGATGATTTCTGTTCAGAAGGAATCAAGCGGAATGACCCGTATGAGTGCTAAGGTTGTTGCAAGCAATGGCAACCCAAATCCAGGAGTTGCTTCGCCACCAAATCCACGGGGCAAGGCAGGAATGCAAGGAATGAATTCGGGTGAGGCAGGGGAATATAATAAGAACCCCTTCACAAACCCGACCTTCTCCAAGCCAGGTTTGGGCTGAATAAAAACAAAAAGGGCATCAGGTCAAACTGATGCCCTTATTCATTGGATAGATAATGAGTAACTATGACACATCATGCAATTCAAAAAACTGGATAACGACAACTACACCCTCTATGCTGCAAAGCACTACGACAATCCAACTTGCCGTAGTGTGGATGAGTTCAATGAGGACTTAACTCGCTTGATCTATCTCAAGCGGTTGTTTCGCCGTTATAGGCGCACGGGCGAATTGCGTGAGCGTCTGATACTCAATCACCTCATCACCTTCTACAATGTGTTTGGCACAGAAGCCGCAACACGCCTCTTATTCTTCAAAATTGACCCTGACCTCTACGATATTCTTAAGACTTTTCTGGTCTACTTGGAATATCTGCCAAATTCTACAAAGAACCTAGACGGCATAGATATTGTAGGAATTCAATTAGACAAATCCATTGTGGATCAATTGAGGAAATTAGGGTGAAGAACAAAGCATACGACAAACTCATTCAATATCGCCTGTTTGAAATAGTTACCACCCCTTGGAAGGATCAGAAAGCCTACAAGATGGGGATCATTGACGAGAATGGTTCTATCATCATGTCTCGTCATCTGCTCACCACGGAAGAGAAAGCAGCATATCCTAGCAAGTTCTACGCTTATGCATGGGAACTCAAGCAGATCCTTGAGAGCCGCCTCACGCCCACCCGCGTGGGAAGAGCATTGGCTAAACTCTTTGATATCCGCGAAAAGGTTGCGGGTGAGGATATGTTCTCTCCTCGTAAGATTGACGAAGCAGGAACGGAACTATTCAAGCACTATGGCGTAGACATTCAACCTATGCTTGAAGAAAACTACGATGCTCTTCCAATGGAAGGTGAATATGAACTCCGTGATGAGAAGATCATGTTGGAACAAGCCTTGCTTCCGATTGGAGACATCATGGGATTCCCTGTCTACTCAATGCCAAACGGCACGACTTTTACCATTCTTGAAGCCAAGAAGTTGAAGACCGAGGATGGCATGGGCGCAGGCGCGGTAGGCGGGGGCGCACCCGCGAACAATGTCGGTAGCGGTAATATTGCAGGAGTGTCGCCTGGTCAAGAGCCGCCTGGTCCAAAGGGCGGATTCAAAGCATTGGCAAAGCAGAAGAAAAAGCGTATCACTCAACTTCGCCGTGATGCACAGACTCTTAATGTAGTGGCGAGAGAAAAGAAGGAGTAACCATGAGAATTTCAAGATGTTTGGGAATGGCTCTAGGCGTTGCGGCAGTCTTGTTCATGGGAGGATGCCCTCCAAAGACTCAACAGGTTACTCAAGATGCACCAACCGAACTCATGTCGGTCTCGTCCCATGTGAAGAGCGCAAACAATGAAATCTTGAAAGATGCAACTGCAATAACCAAGGAAGCGGCATCGGCAAAGACAAATGTTGATAAGTTGACATCCGAAGTAAATCGTCCGATTACAGGAAACATTCGTCAATCGCTTTCAAGTATAGAAAGTCATGCCGATCAGATCATAGATGGTTCAAAGCGAATAACAGAAGAGACTGCACGGTTGGATCAAACTCTCTCAGATATCTCCAATATGGAGAAGAAGATTGCAGAGTTACAAGGATCACTAGATGAAGCAAAGAAGGCGGCACTAGAACGCCTCTATACTTACATCACGATGTTCTGGATAATTGGATTCATTGTAATTGTAGGAGGTGCCGTTGTGTCGTTCTTGGTGAACAAAGCAATGGGGTTCACTTTAATAATGGTCGGTGCCTTGATGATTGGATTTGCATCCGCTAGTCATTATTACTTACAGCAAATTGCCTTTGTTGGTGGAATTCTCATAATAGGAACGATGCTGTTTGGTGTAGGTCTGCTTGTATGGACTATGGTAACTGCCAAGAAGACATCTACTGCTGTCAGGGAAATTGTAGAGATGATGGAGATTCTGAAAGAGTCCATGCTTGACAGCGAGAAGGAGCGTATCTTTGGTGCTGACGGTCTTGCCTCAAAGGTGCAGTCCGACATCACCAAGGAAATAATTGCAAAGATCAAGGAGCGCAATGGCTTCAAGCGTCTTGCAGAGTTGCGTAATGCTGCCACACAGCAGCATCCAACGCCTCCACAAACTTGATCGCTATGTATACAAGATGTTTGCGAAATTAGCCTCGTAAATCAGCAAATCCAACAATTAATTTTCTCACGCATCAAACATATAAGAAGTCAAGGTTTTAAGCACGAAACCTTGACTTTTCTGCTTGACAGATATGCGATGAGCAGTATACTTACCCCATGCCCAATTACATTGATACCAAGTACATCAACCTGATCTCTCCCCGTCTACAGAAGTTTGGGTGGAAGAAGCAGGATCTTGCTGCGTGTCGGTGTCCCATCTGCGGGGATAGTCAGAAGTCTAAGAGCAAGACACGGTTCTATTTCTATGAGAAGAAGGGTGGCTTCTTTGTTCGTTGTCACAACTGCGACTACGGGACTACACTTGGCAAGTTCATTGAGTATTTGGATCCGTTTGTCTATAAGCAGTATATGCTTGAGAAGTATCGGGACGGGGTAGAGGGTCGCCACGAAGTTAAGGATACGGCTGAGAAGCAGTACAAGTTTGAGGCTCCTGTCTTTGAATCCAAGCGCAGGGAGTTGCTGTTGGAGTCCCTAGAGACCCTTTCGGAACTACCCGAAGATCATAAGGCTGTGGAGTTCGTTCGCCGCCGTAAGATTCCTGTAGATAAGTGGGATCGCCTCTACTTTACCGAGGACTTTGGATGGTGGGCAACTCAAGTGGATCCTGAAGTAGAAGCCCCGCCCGATGAGCGATTGGTCATTCCTATCATGCGAGGCAAGCGTCTTGTTGCTGCACAGGGTAGATCTCTGACTGCTACTGCATCGGGCAAGAACATTCGTTACATTACCATCAAGCGAGACAAGGATCTCCAATCTATTTGGTTTGGCTTGGATCATATTGACAAGAGCAAGCCTGTGATTGTGGTGGAAGGTCCATTGGATTCGCTCTTTCTTCCCAACTGCGTAGCCATGCTAGGAGCAAAGCACATCTCCGAACTGCCTTCCGAACTGAAGGACTGCAAGTTGATCTTTGCCTTGGACAACGAGCCACGCAACAAGGAAGTAGTCGGCATTTATCAAAAATTGGTAGAGGACGGTTACCGTGTCTGCTTTTGGCCCGATAGCATTCGGGTCAAGGACATCAACGACATGGTGTTGGTCGGTCACGATCCTGTAAAGATTGAAAAGATTATTCACGAAAATTCATCAGAAGGTCTCATGGCACGGCTAAAATTGTCTACTTGGCGACAGATCTGACCTAAATATCAGCATGAACGAAGAACCAACAGACAATGAGATTTCACAGCCATCCTTGGATGGTCTATTTGATCGCCTCTCTAGCAAAGACATGATCGGTGGTCGGCATCAGATCAAGGCTATGCTGTATACCAAGTTGAAGGACAGGCTTGATTCCCTGAACGCATCATCTGCTCCTCTTCCACATGAAGAAGAACAGACAATTGAAGAGAGTGGTGTTGGCGCAGCCATGACAACCGACAAGTTGGTCACAGGTCGCCGTGGATTTGATCGTCACTACCGCGAGTTCCCAAAGGAGTTTGTGTGGGCGGCTGAAAAGGACGGCAAGGTAGTTGATACTGCCGTGATGAATGTACAGGATCTTCAGCAAGCCCATGCCGCAATTCGTGAGATTGCATCTAATCTAGCAGACAAGGGTGCAGATACTGTCAAGATCATGGGTCGGGGAGACAAGTTGCTTTCCACCATGAAGATTGATGGTCAAGGCAAGGTTACCAATTATGAATCCGTTGAATCGGGTGGATGGAATCTTGGCGCACTTGACGATATCAAGGGAACAGGAAAGGCAAAGAAGCCTTTCAACAAGACTAACATCCGTGAGAAGATTGTCAAGCAGGGCAGCAAGTTTGTCATCCTATCCAAGGATGGTGACAAAAAGTTGGGCGAGTATGACAATGAAGATGCAGCAAAGAAGCGTCTTCGTCAGATTGAGTTTTTCAAGCGTAAGCACTAACAAGGAGTCATAGTATGGGGGTTTCCAATGTTTTGGTATTGGACAATGGTTTTGTGCAGTATGTTGATCATTTGGGGGATGACCTCACGGTGGTGAATGCCGCCCGTGTTTCCTTTCATAAAGAAAGCCATTGGGACGGTGAGCAGCATTGGACTGGTGCGATCAAAGACAAGAAACTCAATGAGAAAGATCAGAAACTCATTGGCTATCTTGCAAAGCACAAGCATTGGACTCCATTCGCCCACCCACAGATCACTCTGCGGATCAAGGCTCCTATCTTTGTCCGCACCCAACTTTTCAAGCACAAGGTGGGATTCACCGAAAACGAGGTGTCTCGCCGCTATGTGAGTGATCCGCCAAGCGTGTATTTCCCACGATGGCGTGGCAAGCCTACAAACGGTGCCAAGCAGGGGTCGGAAGACTTTATGCCTATTGATGACTCGTACAACACCGTAAATCGCCACTACGAAATGTGCGTTCGGGACGCGCTACAGACCTACGAAGAACTACTGAAGCGCGGCGTGGCTCCTGAACAAGCACGGTCGGTGCTGCCGCAGGGAACCTATACCGAATGGTGGTGGACGGGTTCTCTTTCAGCCTTTGCACGGGTTTATACGCAGCGATCAGATCCTCATGCCCAATGGGAATGTCAGGAATATGCCAAGGCAATTTCAACAATCATACAACCTTTGTTCCCTCATTCGTGGAAAGCGTTGACAGGGACATAAGCGGGGTCTAAATATCCTGCATGGCTAATTTCCGAGACTTCATCCACAACGAGCCACCGGAAGACGATGGCTTTGACAAACTCTTCAATGAGTACCAAGAGTTCTTGAACTCCGAGGATGCTGTCCCATCTGAACCTATTTCTGAAGTAAAAATGCCACAACCCATTCAGGGCGCAAAAGGTCCAAAGGGTGATAAGGGAGACAAGGGAGATCCTGGTGAGAGGGGTCTTCGCGGTCTTCGTGGCATCACAGGCCCCAAGGGCGAGAGAGGTGACCGTGGCGAGAAGGGCAACCAAGGCGACAAGGGCGAGACAGGCACGAAGGGTGAAAGAGGTGAAAAGGGCGAGATCGGCTCCCGTGGGGAAAAAGGAGACCAAGGGCAAACGGGTTCCCAAGGCGCACCTGGACCCCAAGGTCTTCGTGGCGAAAAAGGTGCAACAGGAGATAGAGGCGAACGAGGCGAGAGAGGCATACAGGGCGAAAAAGGCGAAAAGGGAGATGATGGCTCTCAAGGCATCCAAGGAGAACGCGGAGAGCGTGGAGAAAAAGGCGAAGAAGGACAACGCGGACTCCAAGGAGAAGTAGGAGAGAAAGGCGATCAAGGAGAAAAGGGTGATCGCGGAGAGCAAGGTTCGCAGGGACTAAAGGGCGACAAGGGAGATCGCGGAGAGCAAGGTAAGCAAGGAGAGCAAGGAGAGAAGGGAGACCAAGGAGAACGCGGAGAACAGGGTGCTACTGGAGAGTCGGGGATTCTCCATGCAATGTATCCACTTAAGTATGATGCAAATACCAAGACACTAAAGGTTGACTTATCAAAAATCAACAAGGGAACGACTGTCCTTGGAAATCCTGGCGGTGGTCTTGATACTGCATTCAAATATGTTGAGGTAGGAAATCAAGACGGTCTTACGACAGGTCTTACGGCAATTCAATATGTTGCGGAGACTCTGCGTTTTGTCGCTGGTCCAAACATCATACTGACTACAGATTTCGCCACAAACAGCATAACAATTGCATCTACCGCTACGGGCGGCGGTGGTGGTTCTGGAAATGGTGCGCCTGGTGCAAGAGGCAGCACAGGTGCAACAGGATCAACTGGAAGTACAGGTGCAACGGGAGACCGTGGTGCTACTGGTGATCGTGGTACAACAGGAGATACTGGTCCTCAAGGTGCTACAGGTGATCGTGGTGCTACAGGTTCAACAGGATCTACAGGTGCTACTGGTTCTACAGGTGCTACTGGTTCAACAGGTTCTACAGGTGCTACTGGCGCACAGGGAACAACAGGATATGGATTTACCGCTGCTTCGGTAAGTGGTGACAATTATCTGTACATTAGTACTTTGTATCCCGATGGTTCCGTTGGATCTCCAATACAACTTGGATTTGTCAAAGGTAATACCGGTGCTACTGGTCCTGTTGGAAATTATGTCTCTACCTTTAATGGAAGAACTGGTGATGTTAGCGGTATCACCCAAGCCGCAGGAACGACATTCGGTGCAATCCAATACCGCGACTTTGCAGTAGGCGCAACTGGACTGAGTGCCTCCTCGCAGTTCGTTTGGGGATCTGAAGGGCTGTGGGTATACAACAAGGTAACCATCACGGGTTCCGGTAATTTCCTCCGATTTGCTGATGGAAGTACACAGTCAACCGCATATCTTCCTGAACTAATCAATACTTTGAATTCATTGATTGCTGGATTGTCGGCACAAAACAAAGACCTTCTGAAGGCTTTGTACTATGGCGATGTCAATCTGGATGGTGTGGTAAATGGTAGCGATCTAGCAGGAGTGCTTGGAAATTGGGGTGTTGTTCCAGGAGGGTACTCTGGAACTTATAATAGTTCTTCTTTTGCTCGAAGTATTGGAACAGTAGAAGATAATTCTCTCTACCCTCCCACAGAATCAATGAACGAAGTCAAGTCTCTTGTTGTCTATAACAAGGGATCTAGAGAATACAACAGCATCAGCGCAGACAATTTGTTGAATGATCTTGTTTATACTGTCAACGGTATGACAGGTGATATCACTATTAGCGGATACAAGTTTACATTGGGAGCGACTGCGCCAACAGGAGCGTCTAGCGGTGACAGGTGGGTAAACATTAATGATGCAATTCTTTACACATTCATTGTTGAAGCAGGAGAAACCGCAGGACAATGGGTCAACTTCTCCGCAGCAGTTCGTGGGGCTACCGGCGAAGCAGGAGCAACTGGTCCTCAAGGCAACACGGGTGCAACAGGACCACAAGGTGCAACGGGTGCGATTGGACCGACAGGACCGCAAGGCAATACGGGTGCAACAGGACCACAAGGTGCAACGGGTGAACAAGGACCGGCAGGAGCAACTGGTCCTCAAGGAAACACAGGAGCAACTGGTGCAACTGGTCCTCAAGGAGAAATTGGCCCTCAAGGCATTCAGGGTGAAAGTTTTTACTTTAGAGGCCCTTACGGTGGTTCAGAGATTATTTATAATCTCAATGATGTAGTTACATTCATTGGCAATTCTTATATTTGTTTAACTAATGGTCTTACTGGCTCTCAACCAGATTCTTTAGTGGGTTGGGATGTATTTGTAGAAAAGGGTTCAACTGGCTCAACAGGAGCAACTGGTCCTCAAGGCAACACGGGTGCAACAGGACCGCAAGGCAACACAGGTGCTACTGGTCCAACAGGACCGCAAGGCAACACGGGTGCGATTGGACCAACTGGACCAATTGGACCAACGGGTGCGGGTGGCGCACTTGGATATTGGGGATCGTTTTGGTCAACTCAAGATCAAATTGCAGTCACGGCAAATACAGAGTATCAGATCACTTACAACAATACTGATCCCGACTCTAATGGCGTTTCTACATCCAATGGCAGTCGTATAAACTTTGCAAATGCCGGTGTATACAGCATCATCTACTCTGTTCAGTTCGTAAACGCAGACAATCAGATACAGGATGCCAACATTTGGCTGAAGAAGAACGGCAGCAATGTTGCTGACAGCGACAGTAAGTGGAGCGTTGTTGAGAGACACGGCGGCGTGGATGGTCATGCCATCGGTAGCGTAAACTATGTGCTGAAACTGAATGCGGGTGACTATCTTGAGTTGGCGTGGAAAACCACAGACCTTGATCTTTCCATACAGTATCTTTCTGCCGTTTCTCCTGCTCCTGCGATTCCTTCGATCATCCTGACCGCTACACAGGTGATGTATACACAAGTTGGTCCGACAGGCGCAACGGGTGAACAAGGACCGGCAGGAGCAACTGGTCCTCAAGGCAACACGGGTGCAACAGGACCACAAGGTGCAACGGGTGCTGCTGGTACTCAAGGTGCAACGGGTGAACAAGGACCGGCAGGAGCAACTGGTCCTCAAGGCAATACAGGATCAGCAGGTCCGCAAGGTGCAACAGGACCGAGCGAGGATGTTCTTTCTGTATTCATAGATTCCACTCCTGATGACATCTCAACAGGAAAGAAGGCATATCGTTTGATTCCCTATGACTGT